CAACACTGGTGGTACTGGTGATGCAGCTACACCATTTAGTGCAGCAGTAAGTTAATAATTATGTGGGTGAGAAACTTCAAGACATTGTGATCTTGATACTCACCCACACCAATAAGGAGAGATAAACAATGGCTAATAAAGGTGATGTAAAAGCAGTAAGAGTTACAGCGACTGGAGCAGTATTTGCTGGAAGAACAAGACTAAGAGGAATTATTATAGTTTCAGATGCGGGTGGTTCTGCTGGAGGAATAACTTTACAAGATAATACATCTAGCGCAACTTTGTTCCAAGGAGATGTTGCTAACGGTGATGTTTTTGCTTTTAACATTCCAGAAGATGGTGTGCTTTTTCCAGGCGGAATGAAAGTATCTGCAATTTCAAATTTAACAGCTGCTACTATTCTGTTAGATAAGTAGGAGGTTAAATGGCTAACACTACTTCAGGAACAACAACTTTTGATAAAACATTTGCTATCGATGAGATAATCACAGAGGCATATGAAAGAATAGGTTTTCAAGGTGTTTCAGGTAATCAATTACGTCAAGCAAGAAGATCTCTTAATATTCTTTTTCAAGAGTGGGGTAATAGAGGACTTCACTATTGGCAAATTGGAAACAATTCAATTACCTTAGTTGCTGATCAAGCTGTGTATACTATGTTCAGAGCAACAGGTGATGGCACATCTGATGCCACAGCAGTATATGGTGTTGATGATGTGTTAGAAGCTGTGTATAGAAATTCATCAAATGTAGATACTCCACTTACTAAAATTAACAGATCTACATATCAAGCCTTATCAAATAAAACTTCTACAGGAACTCCCTCTCAATACTATGTTCAAAGATTCATAGATAAAGTTACAATTACTTTATACTTAACACCTGGATCAACAGAAGCAGGAAATAAAATTAATTATTATTATGTAAAAAGAATTCAAGATATTGGTGATTATACAAATGCAACAGATGTTCCATATAGATTTGTGCCTTGTATGGTATCAGGTTTAGCATTTTATTTATCACAAAAATTTAAACCTGAATTATCACAACAAATGAAATTATATTATGAAGATGAATTACAAAGAGCTCTAGCTGAAGATGGTTCATCAGCAAGTTCTTACATAACCCCTAAAACTTATTATCCAAATGTCTAGATTTGCTAAAGGTAAATATGCTCAGTTTATATCCGATCGTTCTGGTCAGGCTTTTCCATATAATGAAATGGTTAAAGAATGGAATGGTTCTAGAGTACATATATCTGAGTTTGAACCTAAACAACCACAATTAGAACCAAGAGCCTATGGCGCTGATCCACAAGGTTTACCAAATGCAAAACCTGCAAGAACAGAGTCTGCAACTGAAAATCTTCTACCAGGTAATCCTTTTAGTTTAACATCAGGATCTGCTAGTGTGACTGTAACAGAGCCTAATCACGGAAGATCTAATGGTAACACGGTAAGATTTAGAAATATTACAGGGAGTCCTGGTGGTTTAGGATTTACAGTATTTGAAAATTCTTCAGGATTTAGTATAAGTAGTGTAACAACAAATACTTATGTGTTTGATTGTGGATCAAATGCAACAGTAACAGAGGAAGCAGGAGGAATGTTAATTACGGCTGGACCGGTAACATTGACACCATAATGGCAGGATTAAGTGCATCAGGATTAAAAACACAAATAAAAAATTACACAGAAACAGATTCTAATGTTTTAACAGATTCTGTTTTAGAGAATATTATTTTAAATGCACAATATAGAATATTTAGAGATGTGCCTATTGATGCTGATAGAAAACAACAAACAGGTAATTTAGTTACAGGACAAGAATCTATTAACTGTCCTGCAGGAGCAGTTTTTATTAGAGCCATTCAAGTTTATGATTCAACAAGCGCTACAACGGGTGCAAATACTTATTTAGAGAAAAAAGATGTTACCTATTTACAGGAGTACATACCCTCAACAGAGTCATCAAAGAGAGGTAAACCAAAATACTACGCTATGTTTGGCGGTGCTACAGGAGAATCAGATACTACATCAGGGCGTATATTTTTAGCCCCTACACCCGATACCACATATAAATTTAGAGTGCATTATAATGCGGCTCCTGCATTATTAGAGGGAGATGGGACTAATTACATTAGTCTTAACTTTCCTAATGGTCTTTTATATTGCTGTTTAGCAGAGGCTTATGGCTTTTTGAAGGGTCCTACGGATATGTTGACACTATATGAAAATAAGTATAAACAAGAAGTTGAGAGGTTTGGTTCTGAGCAAATTGGTAGACGTAGAAGAGACGACTACACAGATGGCACGATTAGAATACCAATACCTTCAGCAAACCCTTAAGGAGTTTAATTATGGCAATTACATCGGCAATTTGTACAAGTTTTAAAGTAGAACTATTAAAAGGTGTTCACAATTTTACAGCTACAACGGGTGACACTTTTAAAATTGCTTTGTATGACAGTGATGCAACTCTTGGTGCATCAACTACTGCATTCTCAACTTCAGAGGAAATTACAAACACATCTGGAACTGCTTACACTTCTGGTGGTGCTACGTTAACAAGCGTAACTCCAGTTGCTTCAAGCACAACTGCAGTTTGTGATTTTGCGGATGTAAGTTACACTTCAGCTTCTTTTACAGCTAACGGTGCATTAATTTACAATTCATCTGATTCAAATGCAGCTGTTTGTGCAATCGCTTTTGGTTCTGATAAAACAGCGACTAACGGAACTTTTACTATTCAGTTTCCTACAGCAGACGCAACAAACGCTATCATAAGATTAGCATAGGAGGACCACCATGTCGGTTCAATCAGGATGGGGTCGATTCACCTGGGGACAAGCGTATTGGAACCGTGATGCTTTACTTGCAACTGGTTGGGGTGCAAAAGCTTGGGGTGATAGTGGTTGGGGACAACTCGCTGACGAAACAGTTTCATTAACAGGCGTATCTTCTTCTTTTAGCATAGGATCATTAACATTAACGGGAACAGCTGTTATTGAACCAACAGGAGTTTCATCAACATCCTCAACAGGATCTATTTCTCCTGTAATACCAAAAACAGTTGAAGTTACAGGTTCACAATTTGCATCATCATTAGGCACAGTAACACCTAATGTTTCAGTTACTCCAACTATATCAGGTCAAGGGATTACTTCAGCTATTGGAGTTGTTGATCCTGCAGATCAAGTTGTTGGTTTGACAGGTCAAGAATCTACTGTTCAACAAGGCACAGCTGTTGCACCAAACGAAGACGTTTCTATAACAGGTCAATCCATAACTTCTACGTTAGGAACATCTATAGCTTTTGTTGGAACGCTAGTCATACCAACCACACCTACAATTACATCGTCTCAAGGATCGGTGGTTGTACCAAATGAAGATGTTACTTTGAGTGGTCAGCAATCAGACATTGGTTTAGGAACTCTAGTAGGTTTAGGATCAGCTGTTGCTGATTTAACAGGAGTGTCTATGACTTCTTCTACAGGCTCCTTATCGCCTGCAGATGTCATGGGATTAACAGGAGTATCCTTTACTTCTTCAGTAGGCACGGTAGATCCAAAAGATCAAGTCATGGGATTAACTGGTGTTTCAGCTACAGCTAGTGTAGGAGCACCATTTATCGTTGCCTATCAGAATATTGACACAGGTTCAAATACGTCTTATAGTGATGTTTCAACGGGTTCGAATACTTCTTATTCGGATGTTGCATCTGGCTCAAATACGAGTTATAACGACGTAACAGGAGAAGCAGCTTAATTATGGCATCAACATATACACCACTAGGTATAGAAAAAATGGCAACTGGCGAAAACGCCGGTACATGGGGAACAAAAACTAATACCAATTTAGAACTTATTGAACAAATATCAGGTGGATTTATACAAAAATCTATAGCAGGTGGTGCACAAACTACTGCTCTTGCAGTTAGTGATGGATCAACAGGTGCAGAACTTGCACACCGAATGATAGAATTTACAGGTACAATTACAGGTAATCAAATTGTTACAATTCCAAACGATGTTCAAAACTTTTACATTTTAAAAAATTCAACATCAGGTGCATACACAGTACAGTTTAAATACGCTACAGGATCAGGAGATAGTTTTACTTATTCTGCTACAACTAAAACAACTAAAATAATTTTTGCATCAGGTAACCCTGACACAACAAATCCAAACATGATTGAGATTCAAACAGGTGGAGATGTTGTAGATGATACATCACCACAATTAGGTGGTAACTTAGATACTAACTCTTTCATGATCGACTTTGATGATGCTCATGGTATCAGAGATGAAAATGGAAACGAACAATTAATTTTTGAAACTACATCATCTGCAGTAAATCATATTGATATAACAAACGCTGCAACAGGCGGTGGTGCACAAATTGGTGCAGTTGGAGGTGATTCAAATCTTAACCTAAGATTAAGACCAAAAGGGACAGGTAATATAGAAGTTTTAGGAGCAGACAATCCAGGTGAATTACAACTTAACTGTGAGCAGAACTCCCACGGTATAAAGCTGAGGTCTCCAGCCCACTCAAGTTCACAATCTTACACATTAATTTTCCCAACAGGTAACGTTACAGCAGATAGATTTTTAAAAGTTGCATCAGTAACAGGATCAGGCACAACAG